GGCCTCCCGGCGCGAACCGGGAGGGCGTGGTCTTCCTCAGATCATCGCCCCTGTGGCGAGGTCGTATATCCCCGACCATTCGTCGGTGAAATTGCTGCGGGCGTAGAAAATCTTCACCGACCCGCCCGCCTTCCGCATCGCGCAGTTGCGATAGCGGATTTTGCCCGCCCAGGTGCCTGGCTTCGGTGAGCCCTTGGCGAGCGCGAACGACCGGTCGTTCGCGTGGATCATGACGCACTCCTCGGTGTCGATGTCCCCAAAGAGCGCGCCATCCCAATAGGGCGCGAACTGCATCCAGTTGTTGACCCCGACGGTGTCGGTGTCGGCCTGGTTGTCGAAGTAGCACTGGCGAACGAGGAGGCCGTTGACCGCCGCCATGATGGTGAGTTGGTCGTAGTGCGCGCCGGTGTAGCCAAGCTCCTGCTGGCCGAAGAGCACCCGCTCGATGAGCGTGCGGCCGAACTCGCTGCCTGCCACCTTCAGCCCGTCGCCGCGCTGGTTGATGACCTGGCAGTCGACGACCTCGTCGAGCGAGCCGATGCGCGCGCCGGGGCCGGTCCCGGTGTGCTCCTGGTGGAGGGCCTTGGAGACGCCGAGGATGCCGTCGAGCACGGAGCCGCGGAGCGAGCGCAGCCGCGCGCCGGTCTTGATGGCGACGCCGGCCGTTTTGCCCTTCGGCGCCCGGCCGTAGACGGCCACTTCGCCCACGTCGGCGCCCGGGGCCAGGGTGAGCTGGCGGTCGCCGATGTGCATCCGGAAGTCGCCGACGAAGGCGCCGGTCAGGACGCATTCGGTCGCCGTCACGGTGACGCCCGAGGGGACCGAGGCGCCCTTGTCGATCGCCGGCAGCGCGTTCACGTCAATGAGCGTCTGCGTGACCATGTGGCCGCTCGGGTGCCGGACCTCGATCACCTTGTCCTTCAGCGCAGCGACGGCGTCGTAGTAGGTGCCCGGCGGCTTTGGCTGCGCGGGCGGAGGCGTCGGAATGGGCGTCGGGGTGGGAGCGGGGCCGGGCTCAGGAGTAGGCTCCGGTTGCGGCTCGGGCCCCGGCTGCGGCTCGGGAAGAGGGCTGGGTTCCGGGGCCGGCAGGGCGGCGAGAAGCGCGGTGATGGCATCGCGCTGGTGCGCGGTGTCAGCCGCGATCGTAGCGGCCTCGTCCAGCGCCTTCTGGGCGGCGGTGGCGATCTCGCCGGCGTTGAAGATGCTCGTATCGCACTCGGCGATGCGGGCGGTCAGGAAGGTTCTCATCTCTTCGGACACGGGATGTCTCTCCTTTAGGGGACGGTGAAGGCGCCGGTCGGGTGTGCCCCTTCCAGCGCGGGGGGAACGGCGCGCACAGGAACGCCGTCGATGCCGAGAAGTCCGAAATCCACCAGCGGGTAGTTGCGTTCGAGATTGGCGAGGTTGTCGGTCGGGTGGACGAGGCCGCCGGTGGCGCCGCCCATGCCGAAGGTCATGCCGGTGGAGCCCGGGGTGAACGTCCCGTTCGGGATCACCGGCCCGCTCGTCGGCAGGCTGCCGGAACGGGGGTAGACGTAGACCTTCCCGTCGGGCTTCAGGAGCGCCTGGTAGACCGGGGCGCCCGAGTATTCGAAGCCCATCACGTCGGTCCAGTGATCGGTCGCCGAGGCGTCCGAGATCGAGGCCTCGGCGTTCTTCGTGCGGCTGGTGATGATGGGCCCCGCGCTCGATCCGACGCGGAGCACCGAGGCGTCCGTCTTCAGCGTGACCTCGTCGAACTCCGGCACCGGGATCGGCAGGAGGTTCGCGGCCTGGAGGATGGCGTAGGCGCTCATCCTGGCGAAGGTGTTCTGGCCTCGGTCCTCATACTTGTTCGGGTGCGGCTCGTCGCCGTGGCCGGTGCCGACGGGGTCGAAGTTGCCCCCTGTCTGCGGAAAGCCGGTGTGGTAGCCGTTCGGCGCGAAGGGCCGCATCGTGAAGTAGCCAGAGAGCGCCGGGAGGGCCTGCGTCAGGCGGGCAGAGATCGTCGAGCGCCGCTTGTCCTTGTGGTTCGACGTGCCGCTTTCCGACCAGGTCATCGGGCTCGATGCATTGGTGATCGCGAACTGGTGCGCGTCGGGCAGGATCGCCCTGGTGTAGGTCCAGTCGTAGAGCTCGGCGAGCGTGTGATTGAAGACCTGGGTGGAGCCGAAGCCATAGGTGACGGTGTCGCCGCCGTTGAAGACCGACCCGTCGGTGTTCCGGCCGAGGAAGCCCGCGGCCCAGACCTTGCCGTAGTCGTCCTTGTAGCCCGAGGGGGCGGCATACCAGGAGGAGTAGAGCGCGCCGACCTGGGCAAGCCCGTTGCCGGTGGCGTGGGCGTGCAGGGCCGCGTCGTTGCCCCAGCCCCGGTTCGCGGTGATGTCGTTCAGCACGTCCGCCCAGTCGGTGCCGGAGACGGTGTGGTGGACAAAGGTCACGAAGTCGTCGCCGACGACCGAGAGGACGGCATTGGTGATCGCCGCCAGCGCCGGGGTGTAGGGTGTGGCGTTGGTCGAGACACGGGTGCGGATGCCGGCGGCCCCGGAGCCGAGCGAGCGGTCATGCCAGAGATGCGTGACGCGGCTGTCGGCGAACTCCGGCAGGGCCGGCACGTCCGTCGCATTGGTCAGGCTGGCGGCATCGATCAGCACGTCGGTCGTCAGGTCGCGGTTGCCGCCCCATTCGAAGGGCAGGCTGTTGTCGGTCTTGAGGTAGGGGTTGAAGCTCGCCGCCCGCTTGCCGATCCAGTTGTTGCGGATCGTCGGCGTGACGATGTTGGTGCCCGACCCGTTCGAGGTGCGGATCGCGGCCCCGAAGGAGCCGATGGTGAAGGGCAGGCAGTTCCACTCGACATAGACCTTGTCGAACCGCCGGTCGTTCGCATTGGCATCGCGCGCAAGATAGATCGAGGACGTGACACCGCGGTTCCGCAGCGTCTCGACCTGTTCGATATAGTTGAACCGGATCAGCGCCCCGTTCCGGGCCGAGGGGAATTGCAGCGCGTCGCTGTGCGGATCGGTCCAGGCCCAGTTCGCGTTGCTGGCGGTTCCGGTATCCGGCGCGACCCCGAGCGAGGTCGCCACCTTGCAGACGAAGGTCTCGCCGATCCCGTTGTCGCAGCACTCGCCGAAGACGTAGGTCCGGGCGTTGTCATAGGCGGCGCGGTCGTTGCCATAGGCCACCGGGGGGCCGATGTAGTTCCACTCGACGACCTGCGGTTCCGACTGGCATCCGGTGATCTTCATGGCATCGGACGGCAGGTTGGTGAAGCGGCAGCGCCGCACCGCCACGAGGTCGCCGACGCTGATGTTCGCGCCGGAACCGGAAATCTCTGCCCGGAAGGCCTTCGGCGCGCCAAGGAAGTTCCCGCCGAGGGCGGTGTCGGCGAGCCCGTCCCACCCGGTCACGTCGCAGTATTCGACGAGCCGGACGGTGCCGCCGACGTTGACGAAGAGGTAGGTGTCGATATTGGCGAGCCCGGTGCGCTCTCCGAAGACGCAGTCGACCAGGTGTTCGACATAGCCGCCGGACGCGACCGTGACCTTGTAGCCGGTGAAGTCCCAATCGTTCAGGACGAGGATCGTGCCGGTGATCGTGATGTCGGTGCCGCTGCGAGACATGCCCGCCGGCAACGCATCGACGCCGGGCACCTGCAGCGCGGCCGTGCTGCGCCGCCCGGTCGCCCAGGTGTTCTTCAGTGCCAGGACGGCGTGCTTGATGGACAGCGTCTCGGGCGTCTCCCCGCCCGCCACCGTGTCCTGCCATTGCGCGTGCTCCGACTGGCCCCAGATCGAGACGACGTGGCCGATGGTGATGCTGTAGGCCGTGGTCGCCGTCGTCGCCGGCGTGGCCGTCAGCCTGACCTGCAAGAGGCAGGGCGAGGACCGCTTGCGGGTGGAGAGATAGCCGACGAGCTGGTTGGAGGCTCCGTTCGCGGTTCCCACGTCGGTCCAGGCCGAGGCGACACCGCCGTCGGTCGGGACAAGCCGCGCCTCGATGTCCTGGCCGGCCGTCGCGGTGATCCGAACGGGAATGTCGGCGTTGTTCTCGCCGCGCCAGGCGCCACTGTCGAAGGCGAAGCGGTCACGCGGCCATTCGGTGACGGCAAGCGCCCCGGCGGGAGGAGCCGGCGGGGCGCCGAAGTTGTGCCCGTTCTTGCGCGTCAGCGCGGCCGTGCGGCCCGCCTTGGCGAGGTAGAGCTTGCGGCCAGATGCGGTGACATAGCTCATGGTCAGGGCGCCACGTTGATCTCGACGAAGGAGCCGGAAAGACGGCCGCTCACGTTGAAGGTCCAGTCGGGGGTGATGAGGGTCGGGGCGGGCAGGAGCTTGTGGCCGAAACCGAAGCCGAGGTCGCTGATCGTGGTGGCGCCGGTCGTATCGAAGGCCGTGCCGTCGAAAGCGGTGGAACTCGCGGTCGTGGCGGTGCCGGCCTTCGTGCAGGCGTCCCCGATGACCACGTTTCCGGCGCGCCCGGTCGTGATGCCGGCCCCGGTCAGGGTCACGTCGTCGGCGTTGAGTTTCGACGGAGCGCCGAGGCCGGCGCCGATGGGCGTTCCGGCATCGAAGCCGGTGATCCGTCGCGCGACGAGCGCGCAGGCGCGGGCCGACACGCCCACGTCCGCCGCGAGCGCCAGCGTGGCGGTCGAGGGCGCGATGATCCAGAAGTGCGCCGAGCCTGGAAACACCCCTGAGGACGTGGTGGCCGACCCGGTGATGCGCGTCATGGCGCTGCCGCCGAGGGACAAGAGGAAGTTGGTCGGGTTGACGATCGTCGCGTTGCCCTCGGCGTGCATCGAGACGAGAACGAGCTCACCCGCCACCACCGGATAGTCCCAGACGCCGGCGCCACCGAAGGTCTGCTGCGTCGTGCTGTTCTTGAACGGCGTCGGTGCATCGTAGCCGGCAAGGCCGGCGGCCGCCGGCGGCGCCATCCTGAAGGGGTTCAGGAGGTTCGTCATGTGCGATACCCGAGCATGAGGAGCTTGAGGCCCTTGCCCGGCGTCGTGGAGCCGACCGTGTCGATGTCGACGGTGATCTCGGCGTCATCGGCCAGCGTGGCGACGGAGATGACGGCAGGAACCGCCGCCGTGACCGAGGTCTTCTCGCCGTCGTCGATGGTGAGGTCGGTCGAGAGGATGGAGCCGGTGCCTGTCAGGTTCACGCCGACGGTGATCGCGGAGCCTGCCGGGGCGGTATTCACCGAGGCGCGGATGCCGGTGAGGTTGAACCCGAAGGGCATCCGGAACGTCAGCTTCGCTGTGCCCGTGCCGAGGTTCGTGACCTCGTCGGAGATCGCCCGTTCGAGGACCTCGGTGTAAAGCTCGCCCGCCTCCTCCAGCGCCACGATGATCTCGCCCGCCGCCGCATCGACGCGGGAGACGACCGCGACCGCCTGGATGAAGCCCGCCGTCGGCCGCACGTTCGTGAGCGCGCCGGCCGTCGAGACATAGAGCTTGTCGCCGAGCGTCCAGGCCGATGTGTCGAGCCCGGTGATCTCGCCGCCGGTGATGACGGGGATACCGCTCGCCCCCGCGGCCACCGCCGCGCCAAGGACGCCGAGACAAGGCATCGTGCCGGTGCCGTCGGCATCCGCCGCGATCATGCCGGGGTTGCCCGACCCCGCGTTGAAGGCCCCGAGCGCGATCGGTGTGCCCTTGGCGAGCGTGCCGCCAGTGCCGTTGTAGAACGTGGTTCCGGTCGCACCTCCGCCCGGGGGCGCCGCCCAGGCGCCGTCCGCGCGCAGGAAGTTCGTCGTGCCACCGCCAGACGCGGGGGCGAGGCCCTTCTGCGAGGTCGTGAAGGCGTCGAGCATCGCCGTGACCTGTGTTCCGGTCAGGTCCTGGACGTTGCCAGTGCCAGCTGTGCTGCGCCCCTTGATCGTCTGTGTAGCCACCTGGGTCAGGATGGTGTTGTCGACGATGTTGGTGTTGAAGTGCTCCTTGATGATCTTGCCGAAGGAGACGTTGCCGGTAGATTTCCGCAGGACAGTGTTGTCGGCCGCGACGAGTTCCGTCCATGGACCTGCTCCCGTATCGGGCTTGGCAATGATCGAGAAGCCGGCCGAAGCCGGTGCCATCTTGGCCAGGGAGACAACACCGTTATCGATCGTCCAGGTGACGCCCGATCCGGAGACCGTGATGTCACCCTTGTCGCCGTCGGTAACACCAGCTCCGCCGCCACCCGTCGCGTCGTCGCCCCAGACCACGTCATGATCGGTGTTCGACTGCTTTTTCAACACCTGACCGGTCGTGCCGCCGGCCGGAACTTCGATGGCCCTCCAGCGCATGTTGGTCAGATAGGCGTCGAGCGCCGCGACCATCTCGGCATCGGTGGGGTTGACTTGAGCTCCTGCCGCGACCCCCGCGAGCTTGGTCTTCTCGGCGTCGGTATAGGCATTCGTGTTCGCCTCGGCCTCGTAGGCGGCCTTGATCTCGGCGCCGGTCATGTCGCCGGTAGCGCCGTCCTCGATCCCGTCGAGCTTTGCCAAGTCGGGGCCGATGTCTTCCGGAAACACGGCACTGTCGGCCAGATCGCCAACCACCCCGCGCATCACAGCCTCGGTGATGTTGCCCGTGGCATTATCCGCCAGCGCCATGGCCATGTCGGCCTGAAGCGTCAGTCTCGGTTTGGTCGTCATGGCTTACTCCTCGTTCCGGTTGAAGCCGGTGCTGAAGCCGCGGTTGAAGCCGCCCGTTCCGGTGGAAGTGACCAGCGCCTGCGCCGATGCCGTCGCGTGCGGGACGACGCCGTTCGCCGCATGCCAGACGGCGATCAGGGTGCCGGCAGTAGGCGCAACGAACCGGCGGCCCTTCAGCATCGCGCGCACGTCGACGCCGTCGAGCGTCAGGGCGCCGAGCGAGACGGCCGGGATCGGCCCGCCCTCTGCCAGCGGCGGGATCAACGTGAACTCCGTGCCCGGGACGCCACTCGCAGGCGCGAAGGCCGGAGCCTGGACGATGACCGGCGTCTGGCCATCAAGGCTCGGCATGTCCGAGCGCAGGTGGCCGATGCGCCCGAGTGCGGCATCCGCGCGCCTCAGGCCCTTCGGTGCGGGGATCCGGGTATCCGCCATCAGCCCTGCCTCGCCTTCAGCGCCTCGAACTTCGTGGTGAGCCCGGCGCCGAGTTCGTGCACGACGCGCGCGACGTGCCATTCGCCGTTCATCTCGGCCCGCAGGCCGTCGATCGACAGCAGGCCGCCGGCGAAGAGAGCCGGTTCGAACCCGGCGATGCGTCCCTTCAGGGTCAGCCCGGCGCGGGCGGCCCGAGAAAGCTCGGCCGACGCGGCGCGATCGGCCTCGGCCGACGAGGCGAATACATGACGGAGCTTCTTCAGCGGTGTTCCGGTCCCCTTGGTGATCTTTTGCCGGGCGCCCCCGCCGGTGTCGGACCATTCCGCCTCGCAGGTGCCGTAGTCCTCACGGGCGTCAAGCTTCCAGTTCCATTCGGAGAGCCTCATGGGAGTGAGTTTCACGGGCTCGATCTGGTCTCCGGCGGCCGTCTTTCCCTCGCCCCGCCGCTGGACGATGAGCCGACCGCCGGCAGGTTTCGTGGTCGCGTCGAGCGTGCCGGAGAGACGCGTCAGGAAATGCAGATCGCTCTCGGCCGTCTGCGCCACGTAGGGCCAGTGGGCCGTGGCGACGCTCTTGCCGACGACCGGGCTCAGCCGCGCCTCGGCGGCGATCCTGGCCACGATGTCCTTCAGGGTCACGTCTTCCCAGGCGCGGGTCTTCGGGGCGCGGATGTCACCCTTCATGTCGGCGGCGGTTGCCGTGATCGTCATGGTCTGGCGCGGCCCGGTTCCGGCCACGCCATCTACCGCATAGCGCCCGAGGAAGGTGAGGTTCCCCGAAAACCCCAGCGATATGTCGAGCGTGGCATCCATTTCTGGAAATGCGACCAGTCCGTCGCGGTCGTCGACCGTGATCTCCGCCCGGTCGGCCGAGAAGCCGTCCTCGTCGATCACCGTGAGCGTAAGCAGACGGTCGCGGATCGCCTTGGTAACGTCCTTGGCATTGGCCACGACGCGGAAATCCGGCTTCATGCGGCCCCCCAAAGTCGGATCGCGGGTTTCGCCGCCGGGGCGGCGGCGTCGGGCAGCACGATGGCGACCCCGGCTGCATAGACCGGGCCCAGATCGGCCAGACGCGGGTTGAGGTCGAGCACGGTTGCCGCGTGCGCCTCGGCCCCGAGTTCGGCCTTGCAGATCGCATCGAGCATGTCACCGTCGCGGGTGATGACGCGTCTCATGCCATATCGCTCCCGTAAGCCTGGAGGCGGATGGTGAAGTCGATCCGCCGCGGGGCGCCGTCGGCGAGGAACACGGACTGCTTCTCCTCAACGGCGATGATCGACCAGCGGTCCCAGACCCAGCCGAGGCCATCCACGAGCATCATCGGCTGGCCGAGCCGCGCGGCGAGCCGCATCAGTTCGACCTGCCTCAGACCGCCCTTGAAATGGGGATAAATCACCCCTTCAAGCACCGCTTCATCGGCGTCCGGTCCGAGGAACTGCAGGGCCGGCGCGCGGCCGGTGCGGTCGAGTTTTTCCCAGCGGTAGCGCGCCGAGCGCGTGAAGGTCTGGTAGGTACCCTGGCTGACGCCGAAGCGGAAAAGTCCGAGCGCCATCATGACGAAGCTAAGCTGCATAGCCGCCTCCGTCGTGCAAGGGAACACCGGCCTGGGATGCCATCCGCTCGAGCCGGCGCATCACCTCGCGTGCGATCTCCTCGGGCGACTGCCCCTGCGCGGCGTTTATGACGATGTCGCCTATCCGGAGGCTGCGCGCCCCACCGCCGGCGCGGAGCGCCCTGATCTCGCGGGACGAGATCACCGCTCCGTCGGTGCGCGGCATGAAGAGCTCCTGCCCCTCTTCCATCCAGCGGTAGATGGTGCCGGCCCGAACCGGCCCGCCGAGTGCGCGCTGGCCACCGAGATAGTCCTCGATCTCCCCTGGCGCCGGCCCCTGCGTGCGCGGCAGGGTCACGTTCGGACCCTTGTAGAGCGGCGGGCCGCCCGGCTCGCCCCAATCTGGCGGTGGCGCAAAAGCCGCCGCGATCGCCGACTTGATACTGTCGAAGATCACCCTCAGCTTTTCCCAGAGGGCTTGGAAGAAGGCGACGACACCGTCCCAGTTCCTGTAGATCAAGAGCGCCCCGCCCGCGATCGCGGCGATGACCAGGACGATGGGGTTTGCCCAGGCGAACCGTCCCACGGCCACAAGCGCGGCCCCCACCGCGTTGATCGCGACCGCGACGCCCCCAAGGACAGCCGGAGCAGCACCCGCGGCGAGCGACATGAGCCCGAGGGCAGCGTTGAAGACCCAGAAAAGGCCGACCACGCCGTTCATGGCGAAGCGGACAGCCAGCATCGCCGTACTCGTGAGAAAGAGCCCTGCGGTTACCCAACCGATGATCTGCACCAACTCCTGGTTCTGTTCGACCCAGACCGTGACGGCGTCGATGATCGGCATGATCTTGTCGATCATGGTCACGAGCACGGGCACGAGAGCGGTACCGAGCGTGATGCTGAGGGTCTCCACCTGTCCGGAAAGCTGCTCCAGCGCCCCGGCGGTTCCCTCGTTTATCGCCTTGGCGACGCGTGCGGCCGATCCGGTCTCGCGGAGGCTTTCGGCGTAACGCCGCAACTCTTCGCTACCAGCCTCTCCGAGAAGCACTGTGGCGGCGGCCGACGCCTCCATCCCGAAGATGACCGAGATGAGCTCGCCTCGGGCGGCAGACCCCATGTCCCTCATCGCCGCGTCCATCTCCGCCAGGATCGTCGGCATGTCGCGGAGGTTGCCGTCCTTGTCCGCGACTGCGATCCCGAGCCGGTCGAGCGCGCGCGCCGCCTCGTTCGACGGCGCCACAAGCCGCGACAGCATCGCGCGCAGCGCCGTGCCCGATTTCTCGCCCTGGATGCCTGCATCGCCAAGCTTGCCGGCCATGGCCGCGACGGTCTCGATCGACACCCCCGCAGCGGCGGCCTGCGGGGCGACATACTCCATGGTCAGCCCGAGGTCGGCGAGGCTGGTGTTCGATGTCGTGAAGGTGTTCGTGAGCACATCGCCGACGCGGCCCATCTCGGCGGCTTCGAGGTTGAAGCCGGAAAGCATGTTCGAGGCGATCTGTGCCGTGGTGCCGATATCGGTGGCGCCGGCGCTGGCGAGATCGAGTACGCCGGGCATGGCGGCGAGCGTCTCGTTCACGCCGAAGCCGGCCATCGCGAGGTACTGCATGCCCTCGGCCGCCTGACTGGCCGACCACGAGGTATCGCGGCCGAGCTGAAGTGCGCTCTCGGTCAGTCTACCGAGATCGGCGTCGGAGGCACGGGAAACGGCGCCGACGCGCGCCATCTGCCGTTCGAACTGCACGGCCGGCCGGAGGAGCCGGTAGAAGCCGTATCCGGTCGCGGCAAGCCCCGCCGCTTCACCGATGAGCGCGCGGCGGCGGTCGGCGTTGGCTGCCAGCTGCTCGCGCGAGAGGTCGATCTGTTCCCGGCCGACCTCGCGCAGTCGCCCGCCCATGCGCTCGACCTCCCTGAGCGCCGTGCGCGCGGGCGCTGTCGCCTTGTCCACGAGCCGCAGGATCAGGGAGATGTTGAGATCAGCCATCGTCTTGCCCATTCTCCGCCCGCGCCCGGGCCTTTGCCCACCACCTGGCCAGATCGTCGAGGCTCAGCCCGTAGATCTCGGCAAGCCCCCAGCCGAACACGATGGCGATATCCGCCACAGCGTCATCGACATCTTCCGGCAGCCCTAGGTCAGCCGGAGCTCCGCTTCCGCCTGTGCCCGCTGCCGGGCCGTCATGAAAAAATCGACCACCCGGCCGCTCAGGCCGAGAAGATCGGCCGGATCGAGGCCGGCAACCTCGTCGGGCAGGAGTGCGGGACTGGTGATGCGGGGCAGGAGCACGAGGAGCGTGTTGACGTCCATCTGCAAGACCTTTGTCAGCATCAGTCCCCGAAGATCGCCGGTGCCGGGTTTGCGCAACGTGACGGAGGAGATGTCTCCCTCCTTGCGTATGATCGGCTCGCTGAGGATGTAGGCGGTATCGGTCATGTCGGTCTCCTCAGATGCCCATGGCGCGACGGATTTCCTTCAGCTGGTCGACGCCGCCGATGACCCGCTTGGCGTTCACGAGGTCGATCTCCATGATCTCCTCTCCGTTGATTTCAAGCCGGTAGTAGCGGACGTCCATCGTCAGCTTCAGGGACGATGCGGCATTCTGGCCGGGCTTCAGGTCGCCCGTCTCCGGCGCGGTGATCAGGCCGCCGACGGTCACGATGATGGTGTCGGCGTTCGGCGTATCCTCGCCGAGCTGGGCTGGGCGCAGCACGAAGCGCTCCTGCCGGCCGAGCTTCTTGAAGAGGACCGGATCCCATTCGGCGAAGGTGATCTCCGCCGACATGCCCTCCATGCCCATGTCGATGCCGACGGGCGCGTCCATGCCGGCGCCGCGGTGGGCCTCGGTCTGGATTTTCGGCTGCGGGAGCTTGGCCTCGGTGGCGATGCCGAAGTAACTGCGGCCGTCGACGAAGGCGTTGAAGTTGCGGATCGTGCGGGGAAGCGACATGGGCTGATCTCCTTAGCTGACGGCCACGATCTCGCCGACGAGTTCCTCGTAGTACTCGCCGTTGCGATGGGCCCGGAAGGTGAGGTGTTCGAGCGGCGCGGGCGGCTCGATGTCGAAGTCGAGGTAGAGTTCGCCGTTGGCGAGCGTCGCTTGCGTGTTCAGCTCCGGATCGAGCCAGACCCGCCCGCCGAGAAGGGCGCCGCGCGCCACGAGCGTGTTCAGATAGGCCTGCACGCTGTCGCGGATATCGAGGATGAGCTGCTGCGAGAACGGGCGGTCCATCGCCCAGAGATGCGCGGCTTCGATGCTCTCGTATATCATGTCGGCGGTACGGCGCACCGGCAGGAAGGTCCAGAGCGGATCGGTTGCGAGCGTACGGTTGCCCCAGAGGCGGAAGCCGTTCTGCTGCACGACGGTGGCGACGCGCGCCTCGTTCAGGCGGTTCGCCTCGGTTTCGGCCGAGGACAGCATGAAGCTGACGGGCCGGGCCGTGCCGCTGATGCCCTGCACGATCGCGTTCGAGGGCGAGAACCAGAAGCCGAACTCCTGGTCGCGCTTCGAGATCATGCCGGCGACATAAGCCGAGGCGGGCCGCGTCACGAAGGCCGCCGAGACCGTATCGAAGACCCGCACCGCGGGATCGACGATGTAGAGGCGGTCCGACCCGTGCTTGCCTGCGTCGGCGATCGCATCGGCTTCCGTCGTGTTGGGCCCGTCGGCGATAGCGACGCCGCGCAGCCGGGACGCGATCGAGACGAGGTTGACGGTCACCGGGCCGGCCGGATCGGCGGCAAGGGTCGACGTGAAACCGGGCGCGCAGAGAATGCGCGGCGTCTGCCCGGTGATGCTGGCCGCCGTCAGGAGCGCCCAGACGCCGGTCTGCAGCGTCTCGTCGCCAGCCACCGCCGCCAGAGTGGCGGCCGCGTCGGCCCCCTCGGCTACCCGGATCACCACGGCGACGTTCACGCCCTGGGCGTAGACCGCCTCGTAGGCATCCTTGAGAGTGCCGGTGGCGCCCAGGAGCGCGGCCTGACGTGGCCCGGTAACGAGCACCGGGGTGTCGGCCGGGAAGACCTGGACGTCGGCCAGGGGCGCGGTGCCGACGATGCCGATGATCGAAGACTTGACGGTGAGGATCGGGCGGATGCCGTCGTTGATCTGGACGACCTCGGTCCCGTGAAGAAACTGTGCAGGCATGGTCGGCTCCTTTCAGGCGGGCCAGTAGCGATTGTCGGTGAAGTCGGCGGGGATAGGTGTCATGCCCTTGAGGGCGCGGGACGCCCTCACGAAGTCGCCCTCGCGGATCGCCATCGCCTGCGCGAAGGAGAACATCGCCTGGGCATCGAGCGGAACCGCAGTGTTGTCGGCGCTGAACCAGACGAAGTCCTCGCCGCCGCCGTGCCAGCGGTAGTCTCCGGGCTGCGCGCCGGCCACGAGGGCGGCAGCCGCGAGCGAGCCGGCTCCGGCGATGCGGATCAGCGACAGCTGGTCGGTCTGGAAGGTGTGGGCCCCGAACGCGGCGGTGCCGCGCAGGCGGCGATCGCACTCGCGGTCCACGTCGGCCCCGGTCACCGTCATGTCCGCCTGATGGGGCGCGATCGCGACCTGGTCGCCGAGAATGCGGGCGTGGATCTGGCGGCCGTGGGCCTCGGGGTCGGCGGGCGAGGCCACAAACGGGATCCATCCGAACCGCGGGTGCTCGATCTCGCATTCGATCGCGTCTCCGGCGGTCGCACGTGGGTTGCGGTAGTTCACGGCTGAAAGCATCACGAAATCCTCAGGAAAAGGCCGGACGAATAGTGTCCGGCGCTGCCGGCCACGGCACACATGGCCCGCCAGGTGCCGGGGAGTGTCGCGCCGGAGAGGCCGTTGGTGTTGTCGTTGTCCGGGCTATTCTGCACGATCCCGAACACCTTCAGCGCGCTCCCCGCCAGCACCTGACCTGCGGTGATGGGCCCCGTCGCGGTTCGCATGGCCAGCACGTAGGCGCCGACGCTGGCGTATCCGGCTGTCGCGATCACGCCGGGGGCAAGCGCGGCCAAGGCCTCGCTGACCCGGATGGGCGTCATCGCGGTGGTATTGTCGGTGCCGGCTTGGGCCTGCGCCGTGCTGGCCACCGGCACTGTCACCGTGCGGTTGGCGGTCAGGTCGCCGCCGCCCGTGGCGAGACCGGCCGTCGAGATGGTCCGCGACGCGAGCGCGCGGGTGTTCGCGTTGTCCTGGACCGTCTTGAGGATTGCCGCCGTCGGCGCCTCGGCCTGCGATGTCGACGACGTGCTGTGCACGAGGCGGACGATGCCGGCATCTGTCGTCGATGCGACCGGCAGGAGCGCAACCAGGCGCGCTGCGAGGTACTGGGCCACGCGCAGCGGCGTCATTGCGGTGGTGTTGTCCGTTCCTGCCTCCGCGACGGCCTGCGAAGCCACGGGCACGGTGATCGTCCGGTTCGCGGACAGATCGCCACCGCCGGTCGCCAAGCCGCCGCCGGTGACCGTGGTAGCCTTCAGCGCCCGGCTGCTGGCGTTGTCGTTCGCCGTCTTGACCGCATTCGCCGTCGCCGCCTCGTTGACTGCGGTCGAGGTCACCGTGTCGTTCAGCCTGACGATGCCGGCGACGGCTGTCGATGCCGCCCCGATCATCGCCTGGACTGCAGCCAGTTGATCCTTCAGCCAGCGGGTGCGGTTGCCGAGTTGCCAGGCTGCGATGTTGGACGCGCCCGCCTTGGTGGCAATGTTCGGGGGGCCGCCGACGACGGGATCCGTAGTTTCCAGCTGATAGATGCCGGCTTCCCAGGTGGAGGTTTCGGGCAGATCGGTCATCAGGCAACTCCGTGGCTGTAGACGCCGTCGTAGACGATCGAGGCGTCGTAGAGGTTCTGGGCTTGCGGATAGGTCATCGCCTTCAGGTGGCAGCGGGCCGGCGCCACCCTGCCAAGCAGCTTGCGCACTGCCGCCGCCTGGGCGATCGAGATCGGCCGGTCGATCTCGATCCTGTACTCGGCCCAGTGATCGGAGGGAGCGTGGGTTCGGGACCCGTCGGCCAGGAAGGCACCGTCATGGCGGCTCGCCGTCCAGCGCTCGAAGAGGCGGCCATCGGCGATGCCCGCGGCTTCAATTCCTTTGAGGATCGCCGCAACTGTGCCCTTGCGCCGATGAATACCGATCGAGGCCGCAATGGCGGCGCGTTTCTCGGCCTCGGTCCATTCGGCATTCCAACCATCGACCGACAGCGCCCAGGCGAGCCAGGGCAGCATGTCCACCGGGCAGGCGGCAGGGTTCCAGAGATCGCCGACCGGAACGGGCACCGCACCCACCCGCGCCGTCGCCGCCTCGATTGCGACCTCGGCCGGGGTCGAGGTCGGTGGCAGGATGGTGAGGACCGCGTTCATGCCAGCACCACGGCGAGGCTCGCGCAGAATGCCGCCTCGGTTGCTGCCACGGCGACCTCTGCCGCGGGCGCCGTCAGGGTCACGCGGGAAACACCCGGCTGATGAAGGGCGGCGTAAAGGCCGGACAG